GCCGGCCAACATGCGCTCTAGGCGGATGTAATACGGCGGGCAGACGCTACGGGCTAGGCGGTTGTCGTAGGACTCGTCTAGCTCGCGTGGTTCTTGCGGCAGGTAACGGCGATGCTTTTTGCGCATCTCATAGGTGCCGCCAAGCAGGTCCTCAATCAGGATCCAATGCGGCTCTTGCGCATACCAGCTGGTGTTGGGGTCATTGACCCTAGATACGGTGCGCTGCGCAAGCGGACGGTCGTAAAAGTTGTAACCGCTATACACAGCGCGTAGATGCTATCGGTGCCTATAGCTTACGGCTTGAGTGCCGCTGTGAGTTGGTGCTGTGTGGTTGCCGGCCTCAATGCCGATCATGGCAAAGACGGCGGTAACCATCAGCAGGCAGATGGCATTGTTAATGCGGTTGATCATGGTTGGAATCCGGTGGACACGCCCAAGATACCACCCATTGCCGCCGTGGTCAACCCTAGTAGAGCCTTACGCCCGTGCCGCGCCCAGCGCCGGCGTGCAATGGGTTGAACTCACGCCACACCAGGTAGCCGAGTGCATCATTCATGTGGTCAAAGCCGGCGTCCTTATCCGGTTCGCCCTTATCGGTGTAGCACTGCAGCTCTAGGCACTCGATCACGCGGCGGCAGCCTTGCGCCACCTGCAGCCGCACCTGCCCTTTGCCGTTCTCCAACAGTGCCTGCACGGCTGCCACCCGGTCACGCACTGGTGGATTGCTGCGTGGTGACTGGTTCGACATGCCGTAGGACTCAAGGATCTGGATGTCGGTCTGACTCGCGTTGGTGCTGCGGCTGCCACCGCTGGCATCGGGATAGACGTAGATCTGCTGCTGCGGGTGCCGGCGGCGGATCTCTTGCGCCAGTGTATCGGTGTCATGCGCACCGGCGATCTCGTCAATCACCAGCAGGCCGTTGTTCAGCCGCACAGCGATCACCGCAGACATGTTGCCAACGTTGAAGTCAATACCAACGCGGATCGGCTCGCGGGTGATGTCTGGCACTGTGGTTGTGACATGCTTCGCCCGGTCGAAGCGGTCATACACCTGTCCAGTTGTCAGGTTGACGAACTCACCGTCGAGGTATGCGCGCAGCAGGCTGGGGTCATAGTTGGCCTCAAGCCGCTCGATGAAGTCCGGCGGCAGGTGCGGGTTGTCCGCCGTGCGCATTTTGATGAGATGCCGGTCATCACGCTGCTTTGCCTCATCACTGCCAAAAGTGTTCCACATCCACCGGAACCCTTCCGGCGTGGATGCAGCACCAAACTGCCGGACGTTGCCTGAACGCAAGCGACCAAGGATCTTGGGGAATGCCTTATTAGCAATGCTGGGCGTTACGGTGTCGATCTCGTCAGCGAGCACCCAAGCAAGGTTCAAGCCGATGATGCGCGACCAGTTCTCAAAGCTGCGGCACAGGATCTTGGTGTCACCGCCTGGCAGGTGCAACATGTACTCCGGCAGCGGGCTAGCCCTGAACGTGTACGGGATGCCATAGGCATCAAGGAAGTCGTCGAAGTCCGTCTGCCAGATGTCCCGGATAAGCGGACCAGTGGGCTCCATCACCGCGCCGATGAAGCCCTGATTGACCGCGGCCAGCATCACCGCTTTAGCGCATAGCGCTCGTGTCTTGCCCGCGCCATAGCCCGCGCTGATGCCGATGATCTGCGTTGCGGTGTCATCAACAAACGCAAGCTGCCCAGGGTGCAGGTCACTGCGGATGCGGGTGATCAGGTCTGCGGTGTCCTCAGGCGTCTGCTGCTGCAGGAACGACAACAGCGGCACATCCTCGCAAATGCCTGCCAACAGGCTCATGACATCTCAAACTGCAAGAGCCGAGCCTGCTTCTCAAGCGCGATCAACGCAGTGTTGAGCTGATCCTTTTCAGATGCCCGGCGTTCGTACTCCAGCGCTCGCGCTAATGCGCCTTCAAGCCACTGGGGACGAGCTAACTCAGCGTCAAGCGCCAACAGCTTACGCGCTGCGGCCAAATAATCGCGCACTTGTCTATCACTTACCCCCCACTTTTCGGAACCGTACTGAACGATCTGATGATGATTCCAGGCGCGCAAAAGCAAACCATAAACTTCATTTACGCGGTTTTGGATCTCGTCTTTAGTGCTTTTGCGCGCCATTGTATTACTCCCGGATTTGAATTGGCATGATGAGATACGTCTGCTCTGTCATGCTAGTCGGCCTCAGCGCGACTGGCGTTGTTGCACTATTGGCCGACATTGTAACAGTCTCTGCTTGCCGCATGGCCTTCAGTCCATCGAGCAGGTAGTGCACGTTGAACGCCCACGAGCCAATGGCAATTCCCTCGAAGGTGATCAGCTCTTTGCCGTTGTTGGCATCGGCCTCGGCGGTGATTGTGAGCGCACCACCTTTTGCCGTGAGTTTGACGGCATTGTTGTGAGCCTCAGCGATCAACGCGACGCGTTCTAGGCATCGGGTGAACCGGTGCCGGTCCATGGTCATGGCGTGCTCGAAGCTGGTGGGGATCAGCGCTGCCACGTCGGGGTACTTGCCGTCAAGGATGCGGCTGTAGATGGTGATGCCATCACCGGCGTCAATCACCGCTTGGCCGGTTGCTGCTGCCACGGTGACGGTGCGGTCCTGCAGCAGCTTCATGGTGCTAGATGGTAGTACCAGGTCAATGCCATCGGGCAGCGCTACGGGCACACGCATCAGCCGGTGGCCGTCGGTGGCCTCCATGAACCCGGCTGCCATGTGGATGCCTTGGAGGATCTGCTTACTGGCATCGGTGCTGACGGCTGCCATGCAAGCACGCACGCCAGCGGTCAGGTCCAGCTCAGCGCTAGGAGCCTTCACAACCGGCATGGCGGGGTAATCGGCTGCATCCTGCACAGCAAGCCCATAGGAGCCGCTGGAAGCCGTCACAGCGCCGTCTGACAGCGTCACAGGCTCGCCGTCGTCCATGCGGCTCACGAGACCTGCCAGAAGCCGGTACGGCAACGCCACGGTGCCAGATGTGTCTACGGCTGCGGGAACGGTGACCGTGATGCCCAGGTCGAGGTTGAAGCCGGTCACGGTCATGGTTGCGCCATCGGCAGCAATCAGGCAGCAGCTCAGGATCGGGTGGCTGTTGCTGGTGCTGATGGCTGGGGCGATGGTGCGCAGCGCATGGCTGAGATCAGCCTGCGTGGTGATGAGTTTCATATGGCGGCTTCGGTGAGGATTGAAACCAGGCGGTTGTAATCGGCTTCAAACGAGCTGACCAGTTCAGCAGGGATTGGCTGCTGATCGTCTTGAGCATTGTCGCGGATGGCAGCGGCATACGCAAGCGCGTGCTCCATGGCGTCATGAAGCCGGTTGATCACGGGTTGCTGTTTGGCTGAGATGTTGATGAGATCCATGTAATGACATAAGCGACAAGCTGCTCAACTATGCGTCGTGGGATGTCCCCGCGCACATTGGCTAGCGCATCGGACACTAGACGGTGGTAACCAGCAACGGTAAGGCCGTGTTGACAATTTGAAACAAGTGCCCGTGAGCGCACCAGCTCAGAGCGGGTGATGCCTGCCGCTGCGGCCTGCTGGTCCAGCACTGCGAGGTCCGCAGGCTCAAACCGGACTTTGACTTCTTTCATAACGGTCCTAACGGTAGCCTAACGGTGGGCGTTCGGCGCAGATCGCCCGCCACCACTGGGCTGAGCCCCTAACCTAACACTCCTAACGCTAAAAAACATATACATACATAAAGAGCGACACCCCACCCACCCACACACTTACATCCTCTCTCTTAAAGGGGGGCTCTTCTGAAAAAGCGTTAGGACCGTTAGGACCGTTAGTTTCCAGTCATGCCAATGGTTCTCGGCCGAACGCCTCCGAACAGTCAGGCGGCTTCAAGGGGGATTTTGGTGGCTCGACTGTTACCGCCTGAACCTTTGAACCAAATAACGCCCACCTTCTCGGCGCCTGGCAAACGCGCCAGCACGGTTGACCAGCAGTTGCTCCAAGGCGTGTCCGAAAGGATGCCTGCAATGGCGTTGGCCGTGTTGGACACGCAGATAGCGCCCTGCTCAGCCTTGATGCCATTACGCCCGAGTGTGGCCACTGCCAGCTCGGTTGTTACAACCATGTCATTGCCATGATGCAACGCAAGATCTACAAGTTCGCCAATGGTTCGGGTTACTGTTTTATCTCCCTCGACCCGTATTTGATGCTGCAAGATGCGCTGTAAGCAGCGCTTTTCATCTGGTATTTCAATGGACTGAGAATAGGGTTCCCAGTTGTTCTGTTCAATCAATTGCCATGCTTGCTCTCGGGTAACGACCTCACTGGACTGCAAAGACCACGCGCCTGCTAATAGCGTGCCGTATTGATCACCAAGCCGTTGGCTATCAAAT